ATAGTATGCAGTATTTGCATTTAAACTGAATCCGCTTATCTTTTCTGCATTTACATTGTAAACATAAGTTGTTCCCGATTGACTTATTCCTTCAGTTGTGGTAACAAGCAAAGAGCCTGCATTATCATATTGTTTCACTCTTATATGGCTCAATCTTCTGCTTGCGGTCAAAGTAGTTGTTACATTCGATGTGCCGTTATTTGATAGCACAATAATGTTAGAGCCTAACCCTGCATTGTATGCCACATTCACAATGGTTGTGTTTGCGGGGATGCCTGTTCCTGTGATGCCTAATCCCGGTGAAAGTGTTGGTGGCATTATGGTTGCATATTCGCCAGTCAACAAAACATTCGGACTGCCATTGCTGACAATACCCTCAATCTTCGTTACAGGGTCAAAGTATGTGATTGTCTTATATTGCCCTGCATACTTGTAATTAGGTATGCTTTCTTGCAAGGTAAACCCAGAGGCAATGTTCATCTTTGAAAATTCAAACTTGCCGAACTCCTCAAAATCAAATACGGCATTGTAGGCAAACTTATCATTGCTCTTTGTTAGGTCAGGATAGATAATCAATGTTCCTGATGCGTTGTTATATGCTTCACCAAACTGCACATAATATGGGCATCTGCTACCAGTATTGGCGGATAATAATGTGCTTGATGCGTTCAGAAAGTCTGCCGATAAGTAATTCCTAACTACTGGCGAAACATCAACTTTTAATGAAGACGATGCAGGTTGTTTTGGGTATAGTTGTCTATTGACCCTCACTCCACCCACATAAACATCAATCACAAAATTGAAGTTCGGTTGTGCGGTCTGTGTACTTGTTACATCAAATACAAGTTGGTTATAGCCTGCCCCATGTTCAGCAGGTTCGCTATTTACTGTTATACTCATTTGCTACTCGTTTAATACTTACTTTAATTGTTGCACCTAATCCTTTGGCAACCTCGTTCACTAATTGGTCAACCCTCTTTTTATTAGTGGCCTCTCGAACAAAGTTAACAGGCTTTATACCTCCTATCTTTGTCGCTACTGCCATTGCCTTTGCCTCCTTATCGATTGCACTTGCCTGTTTCTTTTTGTTCTTACTGGTTAGCTTCTTGCCACTCATACTTTTGCTACCTGTTTTGGCAATGTATTTTTTAAAGCTATCAACCATATTCTTTCCTGCACCTATTGTTTTGAACTTATATGGAGAATTGCCTGCCTTGTTTTTCTTCACACCTCTAACACCTTTGTCAACAAACTTCCAATAATAGGCATCTTTGTCTGCAACAATTTCAATACTAACTTTTGAGCCTCCCGACTTTATTGGTTTGCTACTCATTGATTGAGCCAATGTACTTGCACCACCTGTGCGAACATTCTTTTGAATCTTTGTACGCATAGCATCTATACCCCCATTGCACCATCTCAATACAATATCAGTCAGAGTATTCCCCTGTGCCGTTGATTCAAAAACTCGGTTACATTCATATCGAAGTAAAAATCCCACTTAGTTCTGTCATTGTTTGCCATGTCATTTATCGTTGCAATCCAACCATATCTTTGATAGAACTCATTTGCCTCTCCGCCTCCTCCCCCAAATAGGTTATTATATTGGCTACTAATGCCTCGTAGTACTTGCAAAAAAAAAGCATGATTGGATATGCAGTGCTTATTTTCATCTCATTATAAAACAGGTCTGCAATCTCTTTGTGCTTATCTCCGTTGTACTTTTTCTCCTTACCCCACCATGTGCGTTCCACTACCAATGCAGCCAGAATATTATGGATGTTGTGTATAATCTTATCAGGGTCTTTGCAAAAGTGCGTTGCATCAATGTATTGAGCAGCAGTCAAATCTTGTTGCCTCCATTTAACTATAAACCTCTTGCCACCCAGTTTAAACTTTAACTTTATCTTCTGGTCAGGTTGCATTGCCTCAATCTGCTCAAGTCCTTTTAACCTTGCTAATAAATCACCAATAGGCATCGACTCAACCTCATCCACATCCTTGCCCTCGATTTCAGCCAACATCTTGACCTTCCTCATTATAGGGTCAGTTTCCAAGTCGGCAATAGTTTTGCACCTCAGGAATTGTTTGATTGTGAGTTCGGAATAGTTCTTCATCGTAATTAAATAGAATTTAAGGGTTAAATTGTTATGGTGCTATACTTGCCCGATGGTCGGTTGTTTAGCTTGTTCAGTCCTACATATCGCAGGCTATCAATAGCGTGGTTCATGTAGTCAATAGGTTTGCCAGTATATGTTCCTGTGTTGTCCTTATCCCATGTGTAGGCTCGTAATTCTTTGATTAGATTGGTGCTTCGTTTAGTTACCATTAACTTATATCGCTTCAATATATCAATGCCTATCTTAATTGAGTCAGGGCCTTTGATTGCAGGATGCACATTGAAACCTTGCAGCCTTAGTTCCTCAATCGACTTTGGCTCTGCACTATCGCAAATCAATTCTTTGCGTTCAAAGTTTATGGATTTAAGGAAGTTGCCTATATCATTGTTGGTCATGTTTGTTCGGTATAGCACCTCATCAATCCATATCTTGCCATCTTGTTTATAGATTGCCATTAAGGTTGTCGGGTCATTCGTAAACCCAAAGTCCATTCCATGTGCTATCAGTTGCGCCTCGTTTGGTATTGCATCAACTTGTTCCCAATCTTCAAAAACTACACCTTGCAGGCTACCTATTTCACCCAAGCCATATACCTTCCACCAGTTTGCCCAATAAGTTGATGTGGCTGCTTTCTTTTCTGCTGCCTCAATATCCGCTACAATAGTTGGTGGCAATGCCTCATTGTCTTTATAAGTCAATACAATAAGTTCAGCATCGGTTTCTTTTAGCACTTCTGTATGCGCCCAAAACTCATGCGTTGGGTTAAAGTCAATCCATATCTCACCACTTGTCCTTATGGCTAACTGATAGTAAGATTCAAAATCAATGTTATTTGCCTCATTGATATATAACATATTGCGCCTTGCACCTCTTAACTTGCTTTCTTGTTCGGCACTAAAAAACTCAATGTAACTACCATTTGCAAAGCTATAAGTCAATAATGACCGATTCCAGTTGTTCTCAAAGTATCGGCCTGTTTGTTCCATAATTTTAAGAAAGTCTTTCATTGCCCCCCTGCGAAGGTGGGGGATAGTTTCAGACACAACGGATATTTCTAATCTCGGTGTCTTTGCTGCTCGGTCAATAAGTATAGGCAGAATCCCGAATGTCTTTCCTGCAGATGTTCCGCCTTGTACTATTTTCTTTCGAGCCTTGAGTTGAAGTAGTTTGTTTATTGCAGTTGTGCGCCTAAACATTGTCTGGGAATAGTGGTTGTTCTTTCACAACCATTTCACTTTTATCGGTAAGTCCATTTAGCCTTTGCGTGATGCTCGGATTGTACTGCCCAACCATGCCTCCTTCTATCTGGTCTTGCCTGATTGTTTCCTTTATATGCGAACAGATATTACGATATTCATTGTATGCATTATCCGTATTTTGAAAATAATGCAGAATAGTATAGCCTAATTTATGGCAAAAAACGCTAAACCCTTCATTGGTTAATGGTACTTCAAGATGTTCATAATCTTTATTTCCATCCTTGCCGACAAAGACCATTTTCTTACGTGGTTTATTTTTGGTTTCTTTAACGTATGCGTCAAATAGTTCCCACATCTTTTCTGGGGTTTCTATGTATTTATGTTTTCCCATTTTTCCTCCTCCATATTCTGTTATGTACAATGTTAAAATAATATTCAAAGTTCTGGTTTTCTGTGAATGGTGGCAAATACTCATCGACTGCTCGGCTCACAGGCTCAATGCCTTTGAAGAATCCAAATGGCATATTAAACTTATCAGCGCAGTCATCAATGACTAACCACTTTTTAGCTAAATGTGCATAGGCTTGTAAGTCTGAAGTGATTACATCGTAAGTATGGCCTCCGTCAATGTAGACAATATCATAAGTTTCCTTTTGAATAAAATCTATAATTGCAGGCTCGGTGCTTAATCCTTTAACAATAACAGGTTGTTCGAGTTCAAACATCTTATGCAAGAATTTAATGTCATTCTCATAGTCTGACTCCCAATGTCCATCGGTATTGTCCAATGGTGTAACTCCTACAATGTTAACTTGTTTGCCTTTTTGGTTTGCCAGTTCACGAATCAAAGCAAGTGTTTGACCTCTGAAAACCCCTATTTCTAAGAATGAGAATCGTTTAGGCATCGTATCAATGATGAGATTCCACATTTGATAGAATGCACGTTCACCGAAGCCGAATGCGTTTTGCTCAACAAAATCCCTCAAGTCTTTTAATCTTGGGTTTGCATTTACGGCAGCATTGAATTGGTCAACTATTTGCTGATTCCATTCCTGCGTGTCTTGGTATGTTTGTTTTATCTTATCCATTCCATGTTTGCTTTGCCATTCCCATGTATAAATATAGGCATATTCCCATAATTTGTTATAAATGTGCCATCTATAAATGAATAGTCATTGCCTGTTAATCCACATAAAGTTTGAAATGCTAATCGCTTGGTATCAATAGCAAGGTTGTTATCCAATACTTTTTTGGTTAGCCATCTTTGGTCATCATCAGTTTCCTGTGGTGGGTCTAACTGATACATATTGCAAAATAGTTCTTTGGTCATGTAATATGTTCCAGAGTTTACAAATCTATACTTGTCAATGTTTGGGTTTATTTTTTCGTATGCCTCATATCTTTCTAACATTGCTACATCAGGCCAACAATTTACCTCTGAAGATATTAAGGCAGGTTTGCCATTTACTATTTCCATTAATTGCTCTGGTGTTCCTTTAACCACAACATCGTAAGCATCGGCAAACACAAAGTCATGTATATCTGTGGTTGTTAGGTATTCATATAGCTTTACAAGTTTAGTTCCGAATCCTCGCCATGATGTTCTTATAGGTGTATATTCCCACCCAAACTTATGAGCAGATTCTTCTAACATTTTGGCCCTGCCAAAGTCATCGCATACGGTTATTAGTTTCATATTGCCACATAAGGGTTAAGCCTACCCATTAATATATCATCTTTTAATCGGTTAAACTCTGCCATATCATTTCCTGCAAGTCTTTCCTTTTCTTTTTGGTATGGGTTTTCGCCTGTGTCGATATGGTCAATCTCAATATGTGGAAGGAAACTGTTCCGGAATCCAGATACTTTGCATCTTACCGCAGCTAAAGTATCATCAAATCCATAAATACCGGGTTGCATCATGCCTCCAATTTTATCAATTAGTCGGTAGTTATACATTTGGCAAGTTCCAATAACATGAGCCACATCCTCAACTATTATCCATCGTTGGCCTTTATAGTGTGGCAACATCCGCAGTTCAGACTTATACATATCATTCCTAAATGGGTTTTCCATAAGGTCTTTTCTTTTAAGTCCAAGTATGCCGATTAATGGGTCACGTTCAATAGCCTCCTCCATTTCATCAACCCAGTTAAGATAGTTAATGTCAACATCATTGTCCATCTTTATTAGATGTTGTTTGGGTTCTCTCTTTGCCCATGCCTGATTGATTGCCTTTGCCGTGCCTACATTCTCGGTGTTGGTTATTACCTCAAATGGGCAAGCCTTTAACAATTCTTTGGTTTCCTCGCATGAAGCATTGTCCACAATTATAATTCTGTGGTCAGTTACTGTATGCTCTAAGCATTCAAGAGTTACTCTCGTATATTTACTTCTTTGATTTTCTTCGGTGTCGAACACCGCCATTGCTATCAGGCTCATTTTGAATTGGGTTTATAGGGTTTTCAGATTCATATTTATTAAGGAATCGCAACATATTCTGCAAGACATCTAAGTTGCATCCATGACAAGTGCCGGGCCGTATGCCTGTAATTTCGATAACAAGTTCACGGAGTTTAATCAGTTGCTCTGTTTTGCCTAACCAATCGGATTCTCTCTCGAATATCCGCAATAACTCTTTGAGTGTATATTTTGCACCTGTGTCAGCGCATAAGTCATCGTAAATTGATTTATAGGTTCTCATATTTTGTATAACATTCGTTTTGCTACCATACCCAAGTAAACCGAATATCCACCATAGCTTAATATAGTGATAATGTCTTTTAATTCGGGCAAATAAATTAAACAAGTCATTGCAGCAACTGATGCCCAGAATGATAAACAGGTTGAACAATTAAATGGTTTGAAATCCAACCAATCAGGAATGGATGTTAGTGACATAAACACCACAACCAATAGTGATATGCCAATTATAATTGCGAGGTCTTGCATAGTGTTTGATATATTTCGTATCTTGTTTTAGCGATATTGTCAATATGGTATGGTTGAACATCATAATAAAGTTGCTCGGCAAGTTCTGAAATCATGTTTGGATTCTGCAATAGTTTTGTCATCTGCCTGTACCAATCGTTCTTATGTTTTACTTTTAGGCAGTTGTTATTGATTATAGAAGTATAAGGCCAAACATTTGAAACAATGACCGCTTTCTTTTTAAACCCTGCCTCCAACATCTTGAGGTTTGATTTCATATTGTTAAACCTATTATTCCTCAATGGTATCAATGCCACATCAATAGCATCGTAGAACAAAGCATACTTGCCTACCTCACTCGCTGCGTAGAAATTAAATTGGTCTGACTTCGCTGCACCTTTTGCAGATAATATGCCTGCTATTGCCTGACTGGTTAAATCTTCTCTTTCATAACCACCATACACTACATTAAAGTTGTCATGGTTCTTATACATAGATAGCAACCCCTCGAACATTTCCAATACATCTTCAAAGTGGGTTACTGACCCTGACCACCCGAAAGCAATCTTGTCTTTCTTTACATCATTAATTTTAAATTGTTCTTCATTTGGGTCTATTCCATTTGGCACTATAAATACATTGGATTGTCCAAGTTCTTTCTTGATAGCATCGGCAAGTAGTTCATGCGTGGTTGTTACCGCAACTGCATTCTGTGCTGCCAACTTAATCTGTGCAGAATGGTTCATTTTCTTTGCTGCCTGCCTTAATACATGCCATTCGGGAATGATATAATCATCATCCAAATCCAACACATACGGAACACCTGCTGCTTTTAGTTTATTGATTACTCCAAGTTGGTCACCTGTTTTAGATATAAATCTATTTGCAACAACCAAATCATGTTCTTGCAGGAACTCAATTTCTGCCGTGTCAATCTCGTTTATTTGACTTATCTCAACTCCGTGATTCTTTGCCATGTTGCCATGCGGTATCCACAACCTGTGATAATCCACACCGCTTAATTTAGGGTATTGGGTTATTATTAATACTTTCATTGGAGTTGTTTAATTTTTTCTTTGACCATTCTAAGTGCGGAATAACTTATGCCTGTGGCTCTTTGTACTTTCTTCATATCACCTAACTGATTATAAAGCAACACAACCCTATTCTCAAACTCGGATAGATTGAGCATAAACTTTTCTGCCTCACGGATGAGGTTTTCTTTTTCTTGCTCACTCGTTTGAAATGCTTTAATGTCAATATGCGGTTTGTGAATGATGCTGCCTAACTTGCCTCGCTTGCTGAAGATATTAAATGCTACCCGATAAAACCAAAAGTTCAAAAACTTTAAATCGGGCAACCTATGCTCTGGCATTTCCAACACTTCAACACATACCTCTTGGAATATGTCATCAGCATAGTTATTGTTTATCCGCTTGCAGATTTCTTTGAAATTTTTATCGGTTGTGATTCTGTGGATTATATTTTCTCGGTTGTTCACCGACAACAAAATTAAAACCTTTTTCTATTAATCGAAAACAAATACTCCTTTGTTAATAAGTTTTTATGAGCATTTTCGTGGCATGTTCTACACAATGCGATTAGGTTATCTGGTGCATCTTGTTCCTCTTTGCGTTTGCTTCCAAACTTTGAACGTGGAATAATATGGTGAATATCTACGGCAAGGGCATTGCATACCTCGCACCTTATTCGTGTACTTTCATCTGCACCTATTGAGGTAAGGTAGTTACGGATGTGCCGTTGCATAGTATTGTTTCAGCAACTCATTGTAAGCCTCTGCCTCAACATCTTTCTGTTTGTTGCCAATATTTAACTCTTTAATTTCAGATTTAATGCTTCGCACTTCGGATATTAATGAGGTTTTGTTTAGTCGAGTGTTTAATTCAGCATCCAACCTAACCTGTACATATTCGCATATCTGGTTAAACCTTGCAGGATTAAATGCAATCTTGCCTTGCTTGATTAATTCTTTACAAACCACGTTGCCAAAGTCCACAATGCTGCCAGTTCGTTTATAGTTATCATAGCAGGCTGCAATGGATTTCTCTATTATTGCCTGTTTTTCTTCGTTTGTTGGCTCGATTGTGGGTTTAGGCACATATACCTTAGCCTGCTTTGCAATAGTTTGTTTATGCTCATTGTATTTAGTCAGGAAAAATACAAAGTTTGAGGTTGATAACCCACCCACAAAATCACCATATTTAAGTTTGACTCCGTTCTGGAATGCCTCCGATACTTCTTTTAAGGTCATGTTTGCGAAGTCGGTTTTTATACAATGAGCAAGGTTACTAACCACAAAATCCAAATCCTCTTTTGTGGTTTTGAAATTCATGAACTTATAGGCCCATGAAACAAGCAGGAGGAGTTGAGGTTTTATATCTGTAATGGCTATATGCCTGACAGGATTGGTGCGGACTATTTCGGTATTCATTTCAAATACTCCTTCATTAGTTGAGCAGTTGCAGAATTGATTGACTTCGTGCGGTCTTTTATCGGGAACAAACCCAACCAACAATTAAATGTCGACTGGTCGAGAATCTCGATTGCGTGTTCCATATCACCTGCACTTAATTGGATTAACTTTTTCTTTGCCAGTTGCTCGGCATAAGGTGTTAAAGGCTTTTTCATTTTTACTCGCATAGCAATATATTCACTCCATGCGGTTGTAAGGTCATTTTCCATTGTTCAGCAAGTTTATAATTACAGAATCCTGATAATGCCTATCACAATCAAGTTGCCTAATTAGGCTACTTTGTGCCTGATTCATTCCATATTGATATGCAAGTATAACACTTAGCACCAATATTACAATGGGGTATAAAGTTTCTTTTAGTTGTTTCATTTCAGTTTTGTTTAAGCCTGCCGAGCCGAAACCCAGCAGGCATTGATTTTACTTTCTTTTCAAAATGTATTTCGCCACTTCAACTTCCTTGCCGTAGCGGGTTTTAACTTTTACCAACTTAGTGGCTATCTCATAGCCTGCCCTGCGGAGGTCAGAAATTCTCGCTGAACATTTCCAACTGCCATAGCGTTCAATGGCCTGCAAGTTGGTGATACTTCCGTGTCTTTGTAAATGTTTCAACACATCTGATGTGAAACTGGGTTTTGATTTTTTTGCGGTTTTCATTTTTTATAAAGATTAAATTTGTTTAAAAAAAAGGAGATGTCTTTGTATTGGTTGTCATGCTTTGGCATACTGGTTATGTAATCAGTTGCATGAAGAACAGTCACGTTTTCTGGATGGCGATTTCATTTCACCAACTGTAACTCCATAATGGTTTGCAACTGCACTTACAATGTGGTTTCTTTTTACTTCATCATTGGCATTGATAATCATATCAGATTGAGCCATGACTTGATAGATGTAGTTCATATTAGAATGGTGCTTTGGTTTGGGTTGCATCTGATTTGTATTGCTTTCCATTGCCTACAAACTTTGACTCTTTGGTGTCTTTGTTGTAAACCTTAACCGCAATGTCATTGCCATACTGGTCTGCCTTGTCATTTATCCATAGGTCAAGGTTGATGTAAACTTTTCCATTCTTAGCAGTTGTAACGGATGGATGCTTCTGTGTAATTAGTTCCTGAACATCGGTCAGGCAAATACTGATTCTGTGTTTCATAAATTATTTATTAGGTTTGTTTTAAATTGGTGCGCAATATTAATCTTATGCAGCATGCTTAGTATAAATCGGTCATCTTTGTTTACTTCGATAATTTTAATCTGATGCGCCTCATTATAGAAGCGGTCATCAAAGCTAACAAAATAACACAAATCTCTTTGACTTAAAACCATGTTCAACTGCATCTGTGCATAGTAGTCTGGCATTTGGTCTGCAATATCTGACTGGGTCTTGAGCATCATATATTTTAAATGTGTATGCGGTGCAGGGCATTTTATCTCAGCAATGGCATCAGGCAAAACTAAAATGTGTATGCGGTGCAGGGCATTTTATCTCAGCAATGGCATCAGGCAAAACTATATCAGGTGTTCCGCAAAAGGTTTCCTCATCATTGCTGAATATCATGTGTCCACCTGTGGATGTATAGATAAAATCGGGGTCATTAATATCATATCCATACAAGTTAGCAAATGCCATAACCGCTTGCGGTTCGGTTTCATTGCCATGCTGCATAGCTGCCGAGTAATAGTCAGGCTCTGGCAATGCTAATTGCGAGGCAATGCGTTCAAGTATATAAGTCTTTGCACCTTTGCTTAACTGCTCACCCATTTCTTGCTCTTTTTTTGTAGGGTCGGTTAGCAGTCTGTGAATTTCAGAGGCAGTAAACATGCCTGCCCTAAAGTTTAACCAATCTTCTTTGGTTTCGTAAATTTGCATTTTCATTTCTTGCCCTCCAATCTTTTTTTAGCAATACCAAATTCAACCTTAAATCTGTTATTCGTGTGCATCTCAGGGTAAGAATCCCATAATACCTTTAATTCTTCCACATCATTGCAGTTAGCAATTTGAGCCTGTATCTCAGTCATGGTTTCTTTAGTGGTGTATTCTGGCTCGTATGCCTCCTCAAACTTACGATTAAGGTTTGCACCATACTTAATGCCTATCTTCTTTGCAGCGTTCTTAATAGCTTCTGCATAGGCTTTCGGTGCATTCATCTGGAGTGCATTCTTTTTCTTTGTTTCGTTAAACTGTGCAAGGTTTGCGCCTGAATCCTGCATGATTTGAACCGCACCTAATCCATCATAGTTCATCCATTGCATAATGATTGGGTGAAATACTTTGATTCGGGCAGATACGATGTACTCGTTTAACTCCCTGCGTTCAGATAGTATTTCATACTGAACTAACCCAGCAAAATCTTGTCTTAGTTGGTTTTCAATTATCCCAATCGGGATGTAATTTGCCTTGCCATCTGGTGTCTTTTGTAGCCAATTCTCGCTTGGCTCGGTGTTTAGTTTGGTGGTTAGCTTCTCAACCTCCGTGAGTGCTTCCTGTTTTTGTAGTTCCATTTATCAGTTTATTAAATATGGTTTCTGCTGCTTTAAAATTATCTCGCATAATTACTTCATCATATCCATCTTGTGTTATCACTACACAATGAGTGGATGTTCGTGGTTTATGTTTGATAGTTATTCTGGGAGGGCCGATGTGGATGCACAATGCAGGCCAATCTTTGTAGTCTTTCATATTGCAAATATAATAGTATTATTTAAAATGGCAAATATTCTTTTTGAACTTCCACATAAGTAAGTGGATATGTACGCTTTTTTAGACTGCTAAGGCTTCTGAATTTCCTGTCTATATAATACCCTTTGCACTCTATACCTTTGCTCTTTTTTACTTGCATTTTTAATTGTTTTCGGTATTGCATCCGCTTGCCAAAGTTGGTCATTACCCAGAGTTCATTACCACTAAAATAATGATTTGGCAGATTCTTGATTCCGTGTGTAACTATTAGCATACTTCTTACATTAGTAGCGTGTATCCAGTAGTTAGCACCAAGCCTATGACAGACAAAAAAGAAATACCGCAACACGAGGCAATGGATACTATATTAAGGTATCTAATTGACAACAAATCTGACAGACCAATCCATTCGCATACCATTTGGAAAGAGGTGTATCCAGACCAAGAAGAAGAAATTGTGTATTTCTTGCTTAGGAAAATCATGACCACAGCAGACGATATTGTTATAACACATATTCGCAGTATTGAAACACACAATTTTGAAGTGTTTTTCGAAGCTAATGCCATAACAAAAAGATATTTAGAAGAGCAGGGCGGTTTTACCAAGCAATACTTACGTGAACAAGCAGACAAAATTGAACAAATTCGTATAGACACTTTACAAACAGAAAAGTTAGAATCAGAAGTAGATATTATTAGATTCCAAAGGGGCTTGGGTAAGCGGCTGACAATTTGGGGTGTTATCTTGACTGCCATTTCAATTTTAGTTTCGTTTCTGACCAGCTTGTATCAGACACAGCCGACACGTAATTTGGAAAATGAAGTATCTCTTTTGAAAAAGAAACTTGACTCCGTAACCTATAGTTTACAACAGACAACGCTACAATTACAGAACATAGAATTGCAATTATCGAAAGACACACTATCATCGAATTAATATATTGATTTAGCAACGACAAATGAGAAGAAGGCCAGGTGCTAACACACGCCTTGCGCCATTGCCGGTAACTACTTAATTTTATGTTTATTCTACGCATATATATTTTATTTTTGGTTGACAATTAATCCTCACGCAATCGGCAACGGTCGCAAGGCGTGGGAACGTTACATTTCCGTTATCTCACCACCATCTTCCATATATTGCCTGATAATATCCTCATATTGTCGCATATCTAACTCATCAAATGGGATGCTTCCAGAATATTGGATGTGCAATCCGCTTGGCTCAAATCTATCCTCTACCCAATTAATAGGGTTGGTGTAATAGTAATCTTCAATCCTCCATACAGGTATCATACAGGTCTGCAAATCGCCTCCATTAACGCAGTATTCTACTTCAATTAAGGCCTTGTCGGTGTGTGTGTCGATTATGTCTATCATAGTTTTTTCAGTTTTAAAAGTTCTGTTTCCCAATCTTCCACCCAGTGCATCATATTGGTGTTGTCAAATACCGCAATGAGTTTCTCTAATGCTTTAATTCTATACCAAGTCGGAAGTTCCTTATCATATTTGGCAGTCGCACCCAAAAATCCAACAATGTTATAAAGTTCCTGCGTTTGCTCAATGTTCTTATTTAATGGCTTGCCATCAATAGCTTGAAGTTGGAAGTCGGCAGCATAGGCATACTCATCTGCAAGAATCTGTTTTGCCTCAACTAAGGTGTTTGCACCAATATCAATCGGAGTTTGTCCGTAATGTGCGAATGAATATACTTTCATAATGCACCCCTCCCTTTATTAAATTCATCTTTGTCATCTATATCAAACAAACCTTTGATTGCAGATATGCAGATAAACACATATCCAATGACTAAGGCTAATAACATGACACTATCCATAGCATCAAGTTTGGCCATAAACTCGCTGATTTGTTTCATAGCTTTATCCCTTCCGATTTTAGTTTTTCAATGATAGCCATTTCAACAAGGTCGCTTAGGGTTATAAATCCTTCACTTGCTAATCTTTGACTATTAAGTTTTAGCTGAAGCCTTTGTAGTGCATCTGGAATCTGATTCGAGATGTAAAACGTTGAGTTTTTCTTCTTTGATTTCATTTTTATTTAATAAAGATGTTGTATAAAATAGTGTCAAGATTTGCACCGATGTAAACCCATGCCCAAAACAAGATTATGTTTATAGCATAGCGGATGATAGTTTTTGTTTTCATATTGTTTCGTTTTGATGAAGCAAAGATAAATAGATTTATTTAAAATACAATAGTATTATTATAAAAAAGAGCAAAAAATATGTAACTTATTGATAATCAACTACAATAATTTTATTTTTTTGTTAGGTAAAAACCTAAAATTAGACCCAAAATGAAGATAATAAGCAGAGGAAACCTGTACTCTTTGGCAAGTTGCCAGAATGAAGGCCGTTTATTTTGTGTAGGAACGCTTATCTCCTTTGATATGTATATTGTATCGCCTTCGCATTCTCCGTTTATGTATACGCTATCTCTGACCTTTCTATATACAATCTTTAACTTGTCCTTGAATATAGTAACTGAGTCCACAGATTCGTGGAAGATAGTATCAGTCCTGACTGTTTCTGTCCTGATTGTATCATGCACCATGATTTTTAGTGTATCTGGAGTGCAATATTTCTTTTGCATCCTTTCCCTGTATGCAGCGCATGAGGTTAAACTAAAATAAACCCACACAATCAATGCGGTTATCAGCAGCCATTTAATTTTTCTTGCCATATACTTTTATTCTTATTTCTTTTCTTACTTGTTTCAACTGCCATTCAAGGTCTTTTTTCAGTTCCATCAACTGCTCTAAGGTGAGGTCTTTTAATTCCATTGTGCAAATTTAAGCATATCTTGCCGTAATATATATATCAAGTTTTGGACAATAAGATTTTCTTATCCTGCCAGAAACTAAATCTCTAATCTTGCACAAACCTGCCTTTGTGCCTGCAAATAATTCTACTGCTGCTCTCTTTTGGCTCGGATAGGTTGCAATGAGTTCTTTTTTTTCAATGTCATATATCTTGACTGGTGTTTCTTTTATTTCTATCATATTCTTATTTATTTATCATAACAACTCCTTTATGCAGGAAGGGGAGGTTAGCCTTACTACATTTGAAATATAACCTTTTAAAGAAAACAGGTCATAAATCTATACAAAAAGAATAAACACTACCACGTTGTTAAATGGTCGTTATGCAGCGAACTTTATGTTTGTTAATCAACTCCCTTCCTGCCCACGTTGATAGGATTAATCAGAGCGTGGTTTTACTTTTACAAACACAGTTTATTCTTTTCCGTTGTTTTTGTTTGCAGGTTGTGTTTTCTTACCCTGACAGGAAGTACAATTCATACAACTCCCCCATGTATGTCTTGTTGTTATGCAGCTATAAAAAGGAAAAAGGCCGCAGGAGAGAGTCTGCAAGCCTTTTATATTTCTAATCAAAAGAAAAGTTCAAAGCAATCAGTTGTCTCTCTCTAAACAACAAAGCAAAGATATATATATTTTCTGAATAAACAAATAAAAGTTATAAACAAAAAAGAGGCCGACATTGCTGCCGACCCCACAAAACTTATTAACAATATCAATATATTTTGCCTTCAATAATTGTTTTCTGCATTACCTTATAATCTCCCTGCTTATCTATTTGCAGATGGATAAAACCATGCGACCAGTTATTATGTGCGCCCATATATGCAGGAAACAGGTCACAGAGGCATCCACTCGAATAACATGAATATGGTTGCTCTCCAAAGTTCTTACCCATATCTTTGGTTTCCCGATGGAAGTGGTTAATGATTGCAGACTTATTTAGCTTTAACCTTGCTGACCTTGCTGGGTTTACCCCTCCAGAGGTAAGGCCGATTTCGTGTCCGTGAAATATAGCCATGTGCTTGCCTGCATAAATAACCTGTTTATCGTAAACCAAATGTATATTTAAGCTAACCAACTGCAATAAATCTTCTAACTTAGTGCCTTCAATATCCATTAACTCTGGTGCTTTCTGCATAATCCACTTTTCATATCGGATGTCATGGTTTCCAAGTTTGTAAACTATGTGTTTATTTGGGAACATTGCCCTCAGCCCTTTTAAAAATGTTCTGGCAGTATCTAATTCATAACTGACACTTCGCTTCCTTAAGTCTTTTTCGTGTCGGCTAATCAAAGAAAAATCAATTAAATCGCCATTGATTATGATTGTGTCCACATCCTGTTCCAATCCATATTCCAATGCAGCAAATAATGCGGTGTCATCGTGGTATGGGATATGAATATCTCCAATGATGAGAATGTTTTTACTTGCAGTTGGCAAATGATATGGCTCTTTCTTTTCCGTTTCGCCTTTTGGCAAGTCTTTTTTTAACTTGTCAAGTTCTGCCCGGAAGTCTTTGTGCAATACCTCTCTGCTTCTATCACCAAGTGAGCCTTTTAAAACTCTGATTTGAGTTCTTGCCTGCTCGACTGATAAATAAAACTTTGGGTACTTTTTAACAAATGCTTTGGCAAGGGTTAAATGCGGAGTGTTTGGGAATTTTAGCACCATTTCCTTGAGTGCAATTAGGTGAGGCTTTTCATTCTTCCTCTTTTTGGTTTGCGTCATATATGTTTTTTAAGGAGTTGTAGCATAGTTCAATGGCCATTCGCCTTATCTCAATGACCCTATCTCGTTCCTTCTTGCTCATCATAGCAGTATCAATGGAATCAACCATTGCGAATGCGTTATAGGCTGCACCTATTATTTCAGAATCACTCTCACTATACACACCCTCAAATTCCAACTCATCTTCAGAGTCTGGTGTATTTGGTGTTTCCATTTACTTTAATTGCTTTAAGTATTTGATTCCTGTTGCCTGTTTTCCGATATGAAACGTGAACCCAATCTGGGTTAAAATCATTGCCAAATTCCCAGATTAATTGGTCAAATTTACAATTCATTCTAATATAGTCAAAGATTATCCTGTTGTTCAGATTGTTCTGACTATCAATATCCACAGAGCATCCTTCCATGTGGTCAGATGTCGCACTCCCACCAATGGCACGATTCAAACGTCTGCACCTGTAAAATGATGAAATAAAAAATTGATGTGGTATCTTGTCGAGAATATTTTTACACACTTCCGTTGCGTTATCAATTATTCTCTGCTCTGGCTCAAATTGTTCTGTAAATCCCTTGCGTGTTGCCGTATCGCTTCGGGTTATATCTTGTAAGGAAAATTTATCACTAATTCTCATCAGCCAGTAAGTTACCTAATTCATTAACTATTGCACCTGCAACAAGCATCCAGAATCCTGCCTGTGCATGGTCTGTAAAATATGCACTACCTGCACATACACCAACAATTGATTTAAGTGCCAATAACCATTTTTTTACGTTCTTAGGAGTTGGTTCTAAGTATGCTTTCCAGAGTTTTAACCCCATATTTTTTTAGCATAATACCATATAGCAAGTGAACCTGATATGATTGCTATCAGGCCAGCAACCGCACTTATTATAGGTTGATATGATGTGGCTAAATGTGCTAATGCACTTGTTCCACTTACAACTGTCAACGTATCTGCTATACTATCGTTAAAGTGTTTCATCTCCCTTGTCCTCTGTATTCTTTGAATGATTCGTGTTTGTTTATTTTCCTTTTAGCAATACCATGTTTCTTTTTGCCAAAGGATTTCTTTACGTTCTGTTTAGTTACTTTTGCCATTATGATAATGGTGGACTTGGTGGTGGAACATAGTTAGCAGTTGGCAAATCTTTTACCCACATAAATTCAGGATTGACACATCCATCTACTTCACCTTCAAAAATGAAGTAAACCCCATTAATGTCTTTAACTGGGTTGAAGTAAGAATCAGGTGCATACCATTGACCTTTTAATTCTTTTGCTTGAGTGTTTGTTAATTTATATCCTATCATACGTTACGAGATAATTTAGTTTGAAATGCTTGAACTGCGGTGTAAAAGTTATCAATTTCTGTTTGGGTTAATGAACTACCTATAAAATTAAAAGCAGTTTGTCTATCACTATATAGATATAGCGTATTGCCAGAAGATGGATTTAAACCACCTATATAAATGTTTAAATTACTTATTGTACCAATAGATTCAGTTTCACTTACATTTATAGTTATATCGCCTCTCTTATATTGTCTTTGAACTCCTGAATCCCTCACAACAGAATAAAAACCTTTAGAATCTGTATTAGTAGAGCCAGTACCTATTATTGAAGCAGCTAATGCACATCCATAGTATGTAGAACCACCAAATGAAGAATATATTAACATACCACTACTTGCAGTATTTGTTCCTCCTGCACCCATATCACCAGAATTGCTTGAACTATCTGTTCTGATATAAGCACCAATCGATGCACTTGATACAGAATCAAATCCATTTAACTGACTAAAATAAGTATCAGCATAAGCATTACTTCCATTAGGCAAAGCACCATTTGAACTGTGTGTCCATCCTCCATTAAATGATAACCTAAATGCAGCATCAAGGTCTCTTGGGTCTTTAAGGTTGTATTTATGTGTAGTTGCAGTTCCACCAACAAAAGGATAAATGGCTTTCATTTTTGTCCAAATGCCATAACCTTTCATATCAACAACCAACGTATTGATAGCTTGTTGTTGTGTAGCATCAGTTATGCCTGCTGCCGTTATGAAGGCTTGTGCATCTGCATCAAAACCACCATAAACTCTCGGGCCAACTTTTGGAAACTTCCCTATCATAGATAAGCTATTACGCTACCAGAAGTTAATGTTACTTTTGTAATTTTTTGTGTTGGGTCAGTCGGCAAATACATGCCTGCCTTTACTGTCTTAGCAGATAAACCTTTGCTTGACAATACCGAAACACCGCCAATTTCAAGTTCAGAAAATACCGCATCCTCATTGATTACCAATGATTCCCAATAGCCATTGTTTGCACCTGTGCCAGTTAGCAGAACAAATCCGCCATTTCCACTTATTTTATCAATTCCTGTTGCCATGATTATTTTTTATTAAATAGATAAATTTCAATTATTTGCTCGGAACAGAACATCTATCCCTTGTCTGTGCAAGTTCAAAGTTTAAGGTCATGCGCCATCCGTTTACGATGTCAGGATAGGCTTCTCTTACAGGCTCAAGGCTTACATTTTGCTGAATAAGAAAATAATTCTCATTGTCTGGGTTGCTCATCATTGCATATAAATCCTGCGCAATGGATAAACAATCCGAGAAAGTATCTCTTATATTGTCCTCGTTTGTTCTTTGTATGTCCAACACCTGTATAACCATAGGCAATACCAATGTTTTGTCCGAGATTGTAGCAGGTGCAATGTTTGCCACCACTAATGGATATAACTCTTGCTGAGTTGATATCTCACTGTCCTCTCCGAACAGAAAACTTGCTATCTGGGCATGCTGACCGCAGGCTTCTTCTATAAGGTTTAATATCTTGTTTAGCGTTGTGTATTGCATTGAGGTATTTATATAATTTCTCGATATTTGATTTATGTACACCTTTCATATTAGCACCAATAACAAGGTTTGCGAGCCATCAATGGTGAGTGTGGAATGCTTCTAAAATTGTAATCTCCTTCACAACATCCATCGCCATCCAACACCATACCCGAATTATAGTTATTCATCTTAGCTAAGAAGGTATCAATCTCCACATTTGGTTGGTTTAAGAATAAAGGATATTGTTCTTCGTTAGCCAACAAATATTTGGTTAATCTCTGGGCATATTCCTGTGCGTTGTTTGTTGCCTCGTTCTTAATGTATATCAACTCATCCAAAGAGGCAGGATTCATATTGTCTGCATTCTGCACCCCAACTGCCTTGTTAAACATCTTATATGTCATGTGAATAAGCAACTCTGCCCTTGTGTACCAAATCATGCAAGGAGTGATGTATAGGTCAAGCAATGTTTTATTCAATGCTGACACATTATTTACCCTCACTTGGTCTATTATCTCATTGAATAGAGATGTGCCTAATATAGGTAAAATATAGAAGTTCTGAACGTGATAGATAGTTGGTGTAACAACCTTCATATCCACGTTGTCCTGCAATACACTATTTTCTTTTAATGTCGCTTCACTTAGAAGCATTACTTTTACTGCCATTATCTTGCTCTTTTAACTAATTCTTGTTTCCAGATATGCCTGCAATAAGGCACATTTACATCCATATTCGGGTCATGATACCAACCGCCCCTCATTTTAAACGCATCATAATTTGGTATATCGTATAACTGCCCCAAATCCCTGCTAATATTATCAATGTCCTCCCTGCTAAAATAACGTGGGTTGCTTATCATTGCTCTGCAAAAATCCCTTGACTTTCCACCTGGTTTCAATGCAGGTGCATCTGGTCTTAATTCATATCTGTATCTAATAAACAACTGCTCAAAGTCAGGAACTTTTTTTTTATCGCCTTTGTTGGTCAGGCTTATGCCCTTGTCTGATAGCTTTATTAAACCTTCAGCAGTCAGGGTTTCAAGTGCATCATCAATCTTTGTTTTATCCGTGTCAAATATCTTAACCAAATCTTCTGCCGTTACATCTGGAGTCTTTTTGATAATATCCAAAACACCTTCTTCCAACTTAGATAAAAATTCTTGCCTTGATGCAATAAACTTTTTTGTCTTTACTGATACAAAGTTTTCAATCGGCTCACCATATTTGGAGAATACAGAATAGTCCAACTCATCATTTTGCTTCTTTGGTTCTGCAAATGTCTGTGTAGGTTGTGCAGTTTTAGATTGGTTAACTGTCAACTGACCTTGCTCAAGTGGTTTGCGCCCGATAATCTCACGCATCTCATCTTGAGTTAATAAGTCAAGTAAGATAGTTTCACCAACTGAAGCCATTACTGGCTCAACTTTCTTAATCTGTAACTTGCCTTTAACAGGTGCAAAAATGTTATAAATCTTTTCCTGTATTTCCTGTTTTGGCGAAATATATTTGTTTTGAAATAAATGAAAAGCATCAATCATTTCATTCCTACCACCCAACTGGCCTTCAACTCTTACACCAAAAAGCATAGGTGATACCACCTTATGACCTACAAATATTTCCTCTTGTATTGTTTTGTTTAATGCCTCATATCGCTTGTCAAAGTCATCGCCATTTAATGTGATTACATCTGGCACTCGGTTAGGGTCATCAACAAAGTCAACAACCATACTTCCTGCTGAATCTGTATTGGTAAACTTTGCTTTTAATTGTCTTTCGGTTTTCTTCATCTCATCTGATGAAGGCACTCCGTTCTTGAACACAATCATCTTAGAGCCTTTGAATCCGTTCTGAATCTCGGCCCTATGGAAGTTAGCAATCTCCGCATCTGTTATGATAGCAGGAACTGCACCAATATACTCAGGCAAAGTATAAGTCTTTAATCCTGGTCTGTATGATTTGTAATAAAATATAAAAACTTTCTGCTTTTTGTTCGGGTCATAACAAGGCAATGTTTCATATTCATCTGGTTTCAGGTTGGCCTTGTATGTGCCGTCTGTATTTACCCAACAATCGCTTATATAAAACTCGCTATTGTGTTCATTGCTTCGCACCCTGCTATAATCCACATGATATAGTTCAGCTAACTGCCCTGTTTTATCGCATACACCTTTAAGATAAAATCCACCATACAATAACTCATCAAGTGCGGTTTTAGAAAGCAAATCTTGCAGAGTTTCGTATGGATTAGGATTGTCAATAAATGCTCTTAATTGTGCTTCCGCTTCGCCTTCTAACCCTGTGGCATCAAATGTCCATCCCTGCCCCGTTATGTATAATTGTTTATCGGTGCAAATAGCATTGTGCTTTGCCGACCTATTAAACAAGGTTGTTAGGAATTGCGGATAATCATTGTTCTCTCCATAAAAAACCCACTTTTGTTGTGAGCCTTTGCGTGGCTCTACAAATGCAGGTACTTTGTTGTTTTCGAAGTCTATTTTTATAAGGTGCATTAGCCTACTATTTTAAACCAAATCACAATGTTAGCATCTGTGTCTGCATTGTGTCCAGTAAGTTGAAGATTTGCAATGTGAAATGTAGCCTGATTTGGAGTTGTTGAATAGTGCATTATAACTGGTGCGCCTGCACCTGAATATTTAATCTCAAAATCAAGCACAGAATTATTGGTTATGTTATTATTGTTAAGCGTAAAAGTAGCAAGGCTATTCTTTACAATATGCTGTGTAAACGTACAAACACCACTCATTGCGTTTAATGTTACTGTGCTATTGCCACTAGCAGTATTTGCAGTATTTAAAACAGGTTCTTTTGTTGCCCACTTATCAAAGTTCTCTAACTTCAATGGAGTGATTATCTTTGTGTCATCTGTGCCTGCATCCACTTCACCTTGTGTTGCTATCTCTGCAAGTCCTGCCAATGATTCACTCGCAACAACTGAAGCAAGTCCAGCAGGTGTTACTGCTCTTGTTGTATCGCTTCCTGCTTGTGTTTCTGCATTAGTTGCTAATTCAACAACTCCTTTTGCACTTGTGGATGCCGTCAAATAACCCTGCAAAAAAGTTGAAATCTTGGCAAGTGTTGTCTTGAATGTTGTCGAGCCTTGCACCATCGGAAACATATCTCCGCTTGCATTGGCTGCAACTAATGTTAATTCGCTTATTCTTTTATCGCTGCTCATAGTTGTATTAAATATCCATCTTCTTGTAAGATGTACGCATCATCTTCTTGTACTAAATAATCAAATTCAACAGGCTCGTATGCAACTGCCGTGTCATCATCTGGCTCATAGTTGATTATTGCATCTGCCTCTGGTAATACCCACACCAAACCATTCTCAACTTGACCTACAATGTAAGGAACTGCCTCCTCTGCATTGCTTAGTCCTGATGTGGTGGCAAGGTTTGTTTCATATACATAGTAATTATAAAACCCCTCATTGCCTAACTCTATTTCGGCATTCAATGTGTCCGTTCCTGATGCTATAACAAACCGATTGTAGCGTTCTTTATATTGGCTCGTATCATTAGCAATGAAATAATAGTCAACATTGGTCTGCTGATTATTGAACTGGAACAGATAAATAGGGTTTGTTAACGTGCTATTCTCTGTCAAAGTCAATGTTAGAGTATTGCTTTGGCCTTTTGTGAACTGAATCATCAATTATAAATAGCAAAAGTACAATTTATTGCATAAAAAAAGGAGGCCGAAGCCTCCCTCTTTCTCAACAACCCCTTATATTTATGAAAGCAATCCGCTTATTATTGAGCTGCTCACCTCGTTAGCAAGGTTTTTCTCCATGCCCGAGAGTGTCAAAGTGTAACCTTGAAACTCATTCATGGCTTGTCCAGAGTTAGCGTTACCGCCTGTTACCTCTAAGCCATTATCTTTACCGAATAACCAATAAGAACCATCTTTTGTTTCGATAATTACCGATAACCTATTCTTAATTAGGTTCTGTAAAGTAGCCTGTGTTTCATATTTTAACTTCACAAAGTTAGCAGTCAGAGTTTGCTCATAAGCAACTGTTCCAACTGTGGCATCACTTTGTATTGCTTGGGTAAAGTTGTTCTGTCCACGAGGTTCTAACTCATAAACAAAGAATTTCTTACCTGCTGCCTTAGTTATGCTTGTTACAAAACCACTTGCATTCTCAGTTACGGCAGTTACGTTTGCCAGTTCGGTTACATAGATTTTTTTAATACCACCAACCGTATCTTTACAGTCGAGGCTATATCCTGATACTATTGCACATGCCATGTTTTTAAAATTATTAAAGGGGAGGTGTTACCCTCCCCAAATGATTACCAAGTAAATTTAACGATTTCCTGAGCTTGTGAAATCTGAACACCAAGTTTGAATTTCAAACGGATGAACACTTGGTCATAGTCCTCAGAGTACCATGACTTCACTTCCTCATCTTCGCCTTCCAAATCAACACCTAAGAACATGTTAGCAGTTCTCATACCTGCGATGAATTTCTGACCATTCAATCCCGGTACTGGCATAATCTTGATGTTAGTTCCGTGTAGGAAATATTCACCAAGTGAATCAGCAGATGGCATGAAGTGGAACAGGTTAGCATTAGTCAATGCAGTTAGATACAAACGGCTAATGTCTTCACCTATAAAGATTTTGAAATCAGGTTTGTTTACAACCTCAACATCAATAGCTGAATAAACGGCTTGTAATACACTGATTACGTTGCTTGCATTCACGGCAGTTACAGGGGTGATGTAAGCAGCAGCATTAGCTTGAACAGGACCTGAAGCAGCATTGATAATCTTTACAAGACCATCAAATTTGTTCAAGTAATCTTGCCATTTAGCAGTATCACCTTGCCATATAGCATACTCGATTTTCTCTTGAACGTCACCGATTACGGTATTCATAAAAGCCTCATCGATACCACCTGGCATTGATTCGTATTGTGAACCAGGTGCAAGTAACAACTGTGTGTATTTTGCCTCAAGGTCAGCGATACAAAATGCTTGTTCTGCTTTTACCTTACCTACTGTAAGAACACGAGCAGAAATAGTAGTGTCGCCTGATGCGGTTAAAAGACCACAAGTACCACCGTTCTTCCAGAACAATGAATTGTCTAATTGTGGTAATTGAATAGATGATTTTACACCTGTTAATTTTTGCATTACAGATGCAGTCTTAGGTTCAAAGTAAGACTTGATGAGCAACATTTGCTCGTTTGTTTTGGTGTAGTTACTTAAACTACCAACTTGAAATCCAGCCATTTTTTTGTTTAGTTAAATTAGTTAATAAATTATTTTCTTGCTGCTTTCCATTGTAAGAAAGCGTTTATTTTGTCATCTGCGGTTAGTGCTTTTTCTTTCTTTTCAGATAAGAATTTTACTGCACCATTTGGTTTGTTTTTCTCTGAAGGTTCAGCAGGAGTTTCAGCAATCTCTTTTACGATTTCAGTAACGGCAGCAAATTTCTCACCCATTGATTTGTCTTTGCTTTCCATTTCTTTGCTGATTGCTGCAAGTTTTTCTTCGTAAGATTTCATTGCAGTTTCAATAGCCTCAACACGGCTAACAACACCTGCGAAATCTTCTGCATATTTAGCGAATGCGGTTTCAAACTCACTTGCCATCTTTTCTTCTTTCTTGTCCTCAACTTCAACTTCGATTTCCATTTCTGGTTTTTCAATGCCAGTTACTAAGCCACCAACAGTAGTGATTTTAGTTCCATCTTCAAGTTCGTGAGTTCCATCAGGTGCAGGAGTGGTGTTTCCATCTTCTGCAATTACGTTAATGGCTACACCTTCTACAAGTTTGGATTTTTTCAAATGCTTCTTTGCGTGTCATGTTCTTTTTTATTAAATAGATATTTATTTTTTTGTTGCTTTTTAATCCTCGATTTGTTTTACTATCTCGATTATTTTTTCGATTGTGCTTTGTGGTTTCTGGTCAATCTTAACCATATTGAAAACACCTTCAACTGAGAATCCTTTGAATTTGCCTGTCTTAACAAAGTCATTCCATACTTCATCATTGTCCACTTTGTATGAGCCAAACCAACTGCCATCCTTTAACTGAAATCCTGCAGGAGAATGGATGCCTCGTTTGCTATCAATGATAAACGATTCAATCATATACACACCCTCAATCATTTGGTTAGGGTCGTGCATAGCATTTACCTCTTTTATGTTTGATGCTTTGAAAAACTTATTGCGGATGTTATATATATCCTCAGCAGTAAAAACCCCATAGTATTCGCCATTCTCATCTCTGCGATATATTGGCAAATCTGCCACCATTAAAGGCCCTGAGATAATACGTTTGTCCTTATCGGCTGCAAACTTAAACTGCTTTTTGTCGATTTGTTCGAGTTTACGTTGCGCCCATGCAATGCCTTCATCACCTCCCCATGCTAACCACATAAGTCTGCCACATCCATCACCTAACTTTTTATTTGAGTTCTGTCTGTGTCTTTCAAATGCTGCCATTCTCGCTATGGTATCACGGCTTATTGCCTCTCCTTTTGCTAATTGATTGGCTCTTTGTTTGCCAACATCCGTTCCGCAATCACCCCATCCGTTTTCCTCTGCCCATCTTAAAGCAATCTTTGCATTTTCTTTGGCTGCCTCTGGATAGTCGGTATAGCTTTCAAACTTTTGCAACTCATCTTCGTGGTATAAATACTCACTATCTTCTGTGTGTGTTGCACCTGTCATCAATCTGCCTTCCGCATCTTTATGTGTTGGGCCTGTCCATAACTTGCCATCGGCAGTATAGTGTGGCATACCTTCGGCAAAACCTTTTTTCTCCCATTTGGCATAACACATAGCTGCTGCTTGGTCTTGCTCATATCCATTGCCAATCTCAATACCTATACAACGGCTCACAAACTCATCTTTGCTCTCGCCTTCCTTTGGCTCAACTATAAATTGGCTATTGAATGCCTGCCAGTTCATTTCTATTGCAGGGAAGTCAACCAAAGCAACTGCGGTTACTTCGGC